GGTGCCATTAAACACACGTTTAGTCACGACATAGATCTGAGTGACATCCACGCCAACGTCGATAAACTCGCCATCGGTAGTGTACTCAGAGGGCGACGTAATCTGCTGGCTGCGCATGATGGAGAAGACCGCCATTGTGCCGTCGTTGACGTTGGTCATCAGCAGCAGATCGGCTTCCTCGGTACTGGATGCCCTGCGCAAAGATATGCGCTGCGGTCCCTTTAGCAGATGGCCAGACAACAGCGAGATCCGCTGGGTGATATAGGTCAGCTGGGTGTCGCTAAAGAGAAACTCATTGAGCGACTTGCCCTGGCGTTGAATGTAGACCGAGCCAGACTCAACCGACTGCACCCGCGTGCCAGGCTTAATGCCATTGCGGCTGACGTTCTTAAACGTAAACGACAGCGGGGTGATAGGCTCAGTACCCTGCTGCGGCACAAAGAATTCACCGCCGGTGGTAAAGACCTGAAAGTCACGCGAGCTGATAATGTCGGTGATGACGTTCAGATCATTGGTGTCTAGCGTCGCCTCCACCGCGTCGTCGTCCAAAGACTCAAACGGCACAAAGTCAAAGAATAGCCCGATCTTGCTGCCCCACACCGTCGATGGCCGAGACTTGCTGCCACCAAAGTACAGCCGACCCTCATGGAAAGTCACGCTGCGTGGCCAGCCTCTGGTGCTCGACCAAACATCCTCATAATTCGATTCAAGTTCCCAGCGACCAGCATCAATTGTGGTGGTGTTAAAGAATGGATATTCAGTAAAAGCCTCAACCACAGTCGCCGATATGTACCGAGTAATCTTTGCCCGACCTTGCGGGCTGGCATTGACGTACTGGTTGACCGATTCTGTCGTCCAGGTGGTGATTGCGTAATTGCTTGCGCTCGTTGGCGTTGTTGTCCATGCCGGGGTTACCGTCGCCACCTTGGTGCTGCCGACATAGTCTTCAATAATCCTGATCTGGCCAGCACCGGTGCCACTAGTAATCGTGACATACATGCCGTTGTAGATGTCGTCAGTAGCGCTAGATGTTGTTTTCAGCGTGATGGTGGTGCTAGTACCAGCCTGTGCTGCGCCGCTGTCGTGGTTGGTCGCAGAGGCTGTCAGCGTGATGTTTCCAGACACAGCAGATGGTGTCAGCGTCGATCCGATGTTCGTATCAAAGTTAATGTTGAATGCGTACTTTGGGATACTGTCAAAGGTAATGGTAGTGGCCGTCCAGGCCGTGTCGCTAGTGCGCTGGATCTGCACAGGCTGTAGGTCTGGATGCACCACAATCAGCGTGTCAGCCGACTGCGTCCAGCACATATCGTCAACGATACTGCTGCCGATGGTGGTGGTCAGGTAGTTATTTCCGCTGCCGTTGATGTTGGCCTGCACTACGCCATTCTTGATGACATACATGCGGTTGTGCGTAAAGCACAGCATGTAGGAATCGTCCACCGAAAATGAGAACGGCACCAAGCGCACGCCATTACCGGCAGAGGCAGTGCTGCTATTAGGCAGCTCAATGATATGTTTTAAGCCTGGGCGACGACGCAACCCACCCTGTGGCTGGATCAGGACATTAGTAGCCTTGGCCAGCGCATTACCGTACTGCTGCAGATCAACCCGCGCACGCAGCAATGGGTCGAGCTCACCCGTTGAGAAGTTCGTTGTGAAGTCAACGAAGCGGGTCATTAGTTCCTCACCGAAACTAAAGTGTAATCCTCAATGACGCGTACCGGTTGGTTCTTACTGTCAATGACAGCGGCCTGCCGGAAGAACCCGCCTCGCCCGTTTTCGCTGGGGTCGCCAACAGCAATCTGCCGCCAGCGAGCTGCCTTGTCGCCCTGCTCGGTAATCGGTTCAGCAACATGCCAGGCAATCATGTACTTGAGCAGCTGCACAAAGTATTGCGGCATCGCAAATTCTGGGGTTTGGTACTGGTAGTCGATGTAAACCGACTCCAGATTCGTCAGCAGCTTGTCGCCCTGGATCTCCCAATCGACACTGATAAAACCGCCAACCGCAGCTGAATCGCGCACAGAATGCGGATTGCCCAAGCGATCACCCGGCAAAAGGTATTCATATTTCCAGAAACTAGTGGGCGTAGTAATCAGCCGCGCCAGCTGGATCTTCTTCATGGAGAACGACCAGGGATTCATCATCAAGGTCGAATCTCGAATGTCTGGGTATAGACGGTCACAAACCGAGCTCTCGTCGGTGCCGTCGTTAAAAGATGAGATTGCCTTCGCGCCCAGCAAAATCAGCGCGTCAGAGCAAATTGATACACCTGTGTCGCCTGCTGCCATTGCAACCTCTTAATGTAAGAAAGGGCTGGCCTCTCGCAGAAACCAGCCCTTGATACTACACAATGACGACTTAATCGCCGTCGGTAGCCGACAGCGTGGTGCCGTCGGTTACGTCAACAACGCCGCTTGCGTTGGAAACGACATACACCAGAGTGACGACGGCGGTCGTGCCGGTCGAAGTCACGCAGTGGATAACGTCGCCCACTTCAAGCGTGTTGGCCAGCGTGTTGAAATAACCCGAAGTGTTGACATCCGCGATTGCATCTGCGGTTTTGTAGCCGTACATCGACGGGGCGTTACCTCGCTTGGAGGCACTATAGGCTGTAAAGCCAGCTGCATCATAAGCCATGACTTTGCCCTCCTATTAAGCTGCAGCCGCAGTATCGCGGGCAGTGATTTTGACGATACCCTCGGAGTCGATAGCAACTGCACCAGCCGAGAACAGAGCGTTGACCAGCCAGCTGGTCTTCTCGGCGATATAGTTGATTTCGGTCTTTGGAGCGATTCCTTCTGCGTAGCCAATAGCGTCGCGGTGGAAAGCAAACAGCGTGCGATCCGACGAACCATCAATCGGCAGGCCACCTTCTGAGCGGTCACCCAAGACATGGAATGTGAAACCCATGTACTGGTTGATCTCGCCCTGAACCAGCGCCTTCACGGTGTTGAAGTCCGAGCTGGTGACCGAAGTCTGCTCAAGCATCGCTGCCAGTGAGTTAGCGTGGATGATGATGTTACGGCCTTCGCTTGGCACGTTCTTAGCATTCAGGATCTTCGCAGCTTCGCGCAGCTTGGAAATGTTCATGTTGGTGTTTGAGCCACCAATTGAATTTGCCACGGTGCCGGTGCCGGAAGCAGCGTTCAGCGCGTCGAGGATCAACTGATCCTGGCGGCGGCCAATCGCAGCGCCAACCACTTGAGCGAGCTCAGAGCGCTCGTCAAAGTTGACCTTCTGCTGAGAAAACACATCTGAATATTCTGCTGCATTGAAATCGCTCAATGTGCAGGTAACGGTTGAAAAGCCGACGTTCATCGGAGTTACATCAGTCTGCGTTACACGGGCAGTAGCCACGCCGCGACCAACTTTAGGGAATCTTACAGTGGAGCCTTCTACACCACGACGCTGACGCACAGCACCAACCAGCATTGCTTTGCCCTGGTAGGCTTGCTTGACTTCAGCATCGAATAGCGTAACAAAGGCGTTCGAGAGAGAAACGGCCATTTGAATACCTCATTCGGTTAATTAGTCAGGGTTTTGCGCATCGGTGAGCCGCTAGTGCGGGCCTTGCTTGCTGATTACGTCAGCCGGTCGATGGCATCTCGCCACAAGTAAGGGTCGGTAAACCGGTAGGCCTTACCACAATTGTAGGTACTTTTTGGAAAAAAGCAATAAAAAAACCCCGGCATGTTGGCCGGGGGGAAAGTTGCAGCTGCGGGTTAATCTTTAACGTAGGTGCGAAACATGCGCTCAACCTTCTGTCGGTAGGCTGGGTCGGTTTTGTATTTAGGGTCATTCACCATTGCATAAAGTTCATCTTTGCTAGGTGCGCCCTCAATCGGTGCCGACTCAATTGGGATGCGTCCTTCGTAGGCTTCGCGGATTTTCATCAGGGCATTCAGACCGCGAGCTGTGCCGCCCATGATCTTGAATTCCTCAAAGTCATCCTTGCCCCAAACGCCCTTGGCAACCAAGCCGCGAGCCCAATCGACCATGCCGTTGACCACAGCGCCGCCATTAGGACCTAGCTTCTTCATTTCCTCGGCAGGGTCAACCATCTCACCGGCCATCATCTCCTGCGCCTGGGAGCGCAAAGAGGTTGCCAGATCATCAAACTGCGCCTGGGATAGTCCGTTTTCTTTAGCCCAGCCAGCAAGCGTTGATGCTATCGGATTATCAGCAGAGTCCTCGCCGCCAAATGAACTAAGGTCATATTTGCCATCAGCTGGTGCGTTGTGAGCGCCCTTAGAGATTTTGGCTCTCAGGTCGCGCCATGATTTGGCAATACCCTCTAGATCGGGCTCGTTGCTGTCTTTGTTCCAGAAGTTTTCTGGCCAGTAATCTGGCCGCTCCAGCGGATCATCTGCTGGTGCTTTGGTGGGGTCAGGTGGTCGGTGATCAATATCGACTGCCTGAGTAGCTTGCGCCGGGGTGTTGGGGTCATCGACTGTAACGCTGTCGAGTAGGCCGGAGCTTCCGGGCTCGACAGTTGTTGTGTCTGTCATAAGTTCCTCGCTTGATGAATCCGTGCAATGAGTTCTCGCACGACAGTCCTTTGCCCTTCAGCAAAGAAAGCGTGCGATGGGTCGGTACCTGGCACGGCAACAGGCACATCCACATACATCTGACGCAGCCAAGCCAG